ATGCTGCTCAGATCCGAGAGATCGAGCGCGATCGGGCGGATGGGGTTCGTGCACTTGTCGCGCAGCTCCTCCAGCCGCTCTTTTCTGCGGGCAATGACCCAGATCTCGTCATAGCGCGCGTCCTTGTCCACAGCGTAGACGAGCTCCCGGCCGATACCGGCGGATGCGCCGGTGATGACAGCAATGTTCATACGTTCTCCTCCAGAATGAAAATATCGGTAGCTCTATCATACCGAACTTGCGCCGTCTGCGCAAGGGATTGGGGAATAAAAAATCGCTGCGAACGATGCAACGTCCGCAGCAATATGGTCGGAGTGTGTTTATGAATCATTTCATTAAAACTAGGACTCACTATAAAATTGTTGCCCCTCCTGAGTGATTTCAGGTGTAGTATATCCTTTGGTATAATAACTCCACATTTCAAGTAATCGCTCCTGATTGCGTTGCAGAAACGGCGTAATTATCTTTTTGTTATCACGTTTGTGAGGATTTACAAGAGAATCCATTGGCAGCAAAGACTCCAAAGAATAACGTATCTCCACTCCTGCTTTTGAAACATGAACATGCGGCAGATGTTCATGAATTTTTTCGTCGGGATGAATGGTAAATCTATAGCCGGTCTCATTGTGAATAGATGCGCCGCCGACAATAAAGTAAGCGAATTCCAACCTTGATGTTTCAAGATCACGAAAAATTTCTGAAATCGTTTTCTCTTCCCGCATTCCCAGCAGATAGCCATGATGCTGTATGTAAACCGTTGCCGTAGATAAATGCGCAAGTCCCCACGTTCCCAGGCTTTCCTTTATGGCTATATCATCTTTTAAATAATCAATCAATTCGCCGACAGTGGCAATTTCAAATTGCTGTAAAGCTGCCTCTGTAAAACACCTTGTAATGGTGCTGATGGGTTTATAGATCATGATTTGCTCGGAAAAAGTTTCTTCGCTCATCCAACAAAAATAAATATTGAACTGCAAATCGCCCATGTTCTATCCCCCACATTCTGCTTGCTGCGTTTTATTATAGCATCTACGCAAAACTCTGTCGATCGATCTTGCGGCTCCGCAACTCTTCATCGATGTGAAAAAAATCCTCCGGCCTGACCGGTAGTATCCCCGCGCCAAAGCTCCCTGTTTCTGAACTCTTACTTCAGTTCCAGGTATTTAAGGAGCACGCCGCTGTCCACTCCCTGCGCAAAACCGCATCAGAACAGAAAAAGCGAGTGGTCATAAGGAAGATTCCTTATGACCACTCGATATGGTCGGAGTGGCGAGACTTGAACTCGCGGCCTCATGGTCCCGAACCATGCGCGCTACCATCTGCGCTACACCCCGATGCAGCTTTTTCATTATAATGATAACGCACACGGTTGTCAAGTATCAATTCTCATTTTTACAGAGAAATATGCGAAATTTGTCGATTCTTGTTTTCGGAAGAAATGTTTCTTTCTGTTATTTTCATCTTGACAGCATTCCGGAATCCCACTATAATAAAACCACTGCGGTCAGCCCTGTCTTGCAAACTTTGCTGACTACATCCTTGGAGACTGTGCACTGCTGCCAGTCTCCTTTTTTCTTTCTTTCAATGCTGCGAAAATATAAAAATGCCGCGACGTTTGTCGCGGCATTTTTATGGTGGACGATACAGGACTCGAACCTGTGACCCTCCGCACGTCAAGCATGGTGTGCATTGCCACTATGCATTGGTATTACTGCATTGCGAGATATGGCGCAAATATATATCCCCATGATTATCCCTATGCCACCGCAGTTTGTCATTTGATTTGCTGATACAGTATCCTGACTCGCTTCCCTCGCTGCTGTAGTATCCGCTGCACACGATTGTAATCTTTGACAGATATGATGGGCGCGTGACGTCCCTTGTACAGCTGGCCCTTATAGCTGTTATAGCCGGCGTACACCGGGCAGGTAAGCACCCGCCGAATGGACTCGGCCGTCTGCACCTTGCCACGCTTCCCAGTGTAGCCGCGTAATCTGCACAGCTCGGCAACGGCCGACAGATTGCGGTATTCCGTGTAACGATCGAAAATATACCGCACGCGCTCCGCTTCCGCTGGGTTGATTTTCAGGCTGTCCTTTCCGTCGAGGTCATAACCAAGTACTTCGTTGCATGTTCGCTTTCCCTGCGCTGCGCGTTCCGCAATCGCCGCGCTGACACGTTCGGCCGTAAATTCTCGTTCCATCTGGGCAAAAACCCCGAGCATACCCATCATTGCGCGCCCGGTCGGCGTGGTCGTGTCAAAAGCCTCCGTATAGCTGATTAACCCACAGTTGTGCGCCGCAAACAGCTCCCACACGCTGTATAAGTCAGCAACGCTGCGCGTTAACCGGCTCAGCGCCCAGACGCACACAACATCAATTTTCCCGGTTTGTACATCGGACAGCAACCACAGCATTGCCGGGCGGTGCTTGATGTCTTTCGCACTGATACCCTCATCGGCGTACACGTCCACCACATCATAGGCGCGATCATTGCACCACTGCATCAAGCTCTTGCGCTGGGCGGCGAGGGAATACCCCTCCGCCGCCTGCTCGCTTGTTGATACACGGATATAGATTGCCGCACGCATTACTGATCGTCATCCTCGAGGCTCAGGCCGAGTGCCTTGAGAGCCGCGGCGCCCATGCGCTGTGCGGGGATCATATCGCCGTCACTGTCAATGATGCATGCATCGCTCCCGCTGATCTCGTCGTAAAGCTCGGTAAGCGTGGGCGGCTCTGCCTCACCGCTGTACGGCCACTCGGACGCGATGCGCTCGACAAGGTCGCTGTCCCACGCTCTCCACGCCGTCGGGTCTGCGGCAAGCTCCTGCAGTGCGTCGGCCAAAATGCCGCGCTGACCATACTCCCAGTTTTCAAAAATGGCGGCCGGCTTGCAATCGTCGTCGAGGATAGCGAGCATAACGGCGCCGCCGTTATTTTCGTAGACTTCGTACTTCATAGTGTTTCCTCCTTGATTTTTCTGCCTTACTCGGTTTATAATCAAGGTGGCCGGGGTAAGGCTCCCGGCTCACCTTCTCGGGTGCGAGTAGCGGGGCTTTGGTCGGTGCCGCTACTCTTTTTGTTTACTCATGCATGATGCGCTTGACGCTCTCGCGAAGTTCTTCAAGCGTTTCGCACTTCTCGATGAGTTCGAGGATTGCTTTCAGCAGCGCCTCTGTGACGTTCATCTCGGTCATTCCCTCACTTCCTTTCACAAGAGGTTTCCCTCTGCCTTACGAGTATTATTATAAACCAAATAGTTTATAATGTCAACCCTATATTTTAACTTTTTCGGATATTTCAGAAAATTTTTAGTTGACACGTTAAACTAAATAGGTTATGCTATCTAACAGAAGGAAGTGATACCGTGACAGCGCGGCAAATAATTGAAATGAAGCTTGCGTATTTTGGGATTACAAACTCCGAGCTGGCGCGACGGCTCGGATGGTCCCCCCAGCTGCTTAACAAACGGCTGAATACCGGAAAATTTACCGTAGAAGAATGGGAGCGCATCGGAGAAGCACTCGGCTGCAAAGTCAACATCAAATTTACGCTGCCAGATGGCACAGAAATTTAAAATCACAAGGCCGCCGGAGCACTTACGCTCCGGCGGCCTTGCTTTGCCCAATTATTTATTATCCGTCAGCTGCTTGACGCTCTGGTTAAGACCCGTCGCCGCCCAGCCGGACACGATGC